TTGCTGCTGTGTTAGCGGCTGTTTGAGCGTCACTAATGGCTTTAATTGCATCTATTTTGTCTTTGTTTGCTTTTTGTTCAGCGTCAGATTTTGCTTTAATATCAGATTGCGTTGATGTTTCTGCTAATACTGCTTTATCTGTTTGCAATCCTGCAATTTCAGTTTTTAAGCGTAATTGTTCAGCCAGCGTTAAATTGTATTTTCCCGCGTTATCTAATTCTGCCTGAGCCGCTGCAATTTTAGCGTCAATGGTTTCCGCGCTTTGATTAGTTAATGAATCGCGAATCTCTTTTTCTTTAGCCAATAGTAAATTGGTAGCAGATTGTGACTCATTTAATATGCGTGATTTTTCTTCGTAAGTTTTTGCTGATTCATACTCAATAGCCGCTTTATCCTGAATAGACACGCGCTCTGCTTCAAGTGCTGCAATTTTTGTTTGTTGTTGTGCTGCAAATAGTTTGCCTGCGTTTTCTGCTGCGGCTACTTGCATATTGATTTGCTCGTTATAATCTTTTTCCGCAAGTGCTAATTCTTTTGTTGCTTGTGCTTGTGCGCGTTTAGCTTCGGCTGCTGCTTTTGCTGCTGCTTTTTTATCTGGTTCATCAATTTTGCTAACTGGTGCGGCTTTGGTTATATCTACCATTACCTTTTTTTCATCTTCTAATTCTTTTCGTAAGCGTTTTTGTTCTTCAATGTTTTTTGCTAATTTTGATTGTTTACCACTTGCATCAAAACCAGATAAATCATCAATTAAACTTCCAATTACACCATTTTGATTATGTGCGTTAATTGATGCTTGCAATCTGTTTTGTTCTTGTTGAAGTTCCGCTAATTTACCAATTGAAGTAGTTGCGCCATTTAACCAAACATCAAATTTACCTAATGCGCTTGTTGCGCTTGTAATCCATCGTGAAATAGCACCGCCACTTTTATCATTTAAAATGTGGTCAATAAAGTTATCCCAAGCATCAGCAAGCGAGCTTAATGTGCCTTTCATTGTTTGCCCTTGACGTTCCATGCCACCAGCAAAATCAGTATCGCCTAACTTTTGTAAATAAGCAGTAATAGCAGTTGAGCTATCTTTAACCTTTGTTTCAACACCTTTAAAAGTAAATTTAATATCATCGCCTTGTTTGCTTGCCTTAATCCCAAATTCTTTTAATCGTTCAAATTCACCTGTTGCGGCATCAGCAACAGCTTCAACCATTTGTTTTAATGATTTCCCCATTGCGCTTGCTGTATTGCCATAAGAAGTTAATGCTTTTTCAGATGGTGATAAGCCTAACGCTTTCATTTTAATAAATGCGTCTGTTACTTCCTTAACCGAATATGGCGTTTTTGCAGCAAATTGTTGAATTCCCTCAAACGCGATTTTTGCATTTTTAGCACTACCTGTAACCGTTTCTAAGCTAGTTCGCAGTGACTCAAACTCCATGTTCACTCTTAAAATATCTTTAGCCATTGACGCAATACTAATACCAGCCAGTGCTGACCCTGCTATTTTTGCAACACTACCTAAACTACTCAACGCACGTTCACTGCGTCCAGTGGCTTGTTCCATTGCCGTTAAATTGCGCGTGGCTGTTACCGCACTGGTCGAATCAACTGCAACTTGAATAGAATAGGTATCGGTGGTCATTTTGTTTTGCTCCGTTTTGCAATTTGCTCTGCTTGAATTGTTAAATAAGCGTTATCTAATCCAACAATAATGCTTACTTCTAATGGCGTTAATTCTATGTTGGTCAATCTTGACCATGCGTCAATTTCCGAGTAACTAATTGGATTTTGACCAAACCCATTGCTTGAGCGTGTTCGGCTTAATTCACCAAACCACGCCCAGCAGTAGGCGTAATTTTCTGGCATAGACAATGATTTATAATCATCTGGTATCTCATGCCCCATTGCAATAATCGCTTGAGCTTCATCGCGTAAACTGCTGCCATTGTCGTTTGTTTTGCTGAGTTCAAATTCTCGCTTGCCAAACTCGACAATATCATTGATTAGGCTTTGGTGAAGTTTCCCAAGTTATTACTTGCCTCAAATACTTGTTCACGGATTTCGCTGTTGCGTTCCATTAACTTTGTGGCGTTCTCTGGTGAATATTCAAAGTTAGTAATGCCACGCCACCCGACAACACGAATTGCTGCTGCGTCAATGCCGAATTGTTCATCGTCTTCGATTGTGCGCTCAATTTCTTTTCCGCGTTTAGCCGCTAACTGATCTTGTGATTTTCTACGGTTTAACGTTTTGCGTACCCAATCTTGTACTTTTGGTGATTGCGAACCTAGCACCGTAATAAATACGCCTGTATCGCCACCGTCAGCTCTTAAATATTCAAACTCATAAGCGTTTTCTGACGCGCTAACTAAATCTAAATCATCAAATGATAAACCTGTTTTTTTGCTCATGTTTGTATGTTCCTGTTGATTTATAAAAAAATACCCACGCCCGCATGATTGCAAGCGTGGGTAATTGTAGCACTATTTTTAAGCGAGTGAATCTTGAACCATGATTGTTGTCGCTAAATTAGCCACCGCACTACCACCCGCTGTATTTTTAAGCGCGGTGAATGGGAATGTGCGAGTTAAACCAGACGCGCCATCAGTTACATCAGCACCGCCAATTTTAACGCGCGACATGGTAAACGATACAAAATCAGCCGTTGCAGTGCTATCTGTTGTTAATGCCACAATGATAGACACTTCGGTTTCATTGATAAAATAATCGCGAAATGTTGCGTCAGTGAAATAAGCACTAAATGTACCTGTTGCACCTACAACGCCTTGAAATACGTCTGGGCGTGTTAATGAACCAACTACCGCGTCTGCTACTGCAATATTGCCGTTAATGTCAAAATCAATTGAAGTAACAATGGCAACTGGTGTGCCTGCAACAAGTAACAAGCCATTTACACCAGCAGTTACGCCACCAGTTGTAATTGCAGTTGGTGAAGTTAAAACTTGTGATGTGCCAGTGGTAACGTTTAAGCCGACCAATGGAAAATCAATGGTCGCCATGCCGTTTGCAGGGATTTTTACCTGTGCGTTGGTTTGCATAATGTCAGTATAAACCTCTGACTGCGCAACGTCTGAAAACCAATGCTCAACCGTGTAATAATCCTGTGTTTGGCTTGTTTCTGGCACATAAGTGTATTTGCCGGGAATAGCAACAGTTACACCAGTAACTGAGGTTGCATTATCAGCCAATGCGCTACCGTTTAAAGTTTTAACTGTTAATGTGGTTGCTGTTACAGCAGTCACTAATAAGTTTTTATTTAAATTAGCCGCGTTAACGCTGCCCGCTGTAATGCGAACCACGTTACCAATTTTAATACCACCAGTTAACGGGTTGCCTGTTTGGAATGTAATAACGCCAGTTGATGCAACAATAGTCACAGCCGCTGAGGTTAACGATGAAATCGCAACAAAGTCTTTACGCAATACGGATTGTAAAAAGTCTTTATATGTTCCCGCTGATAACTCACCGCTTAATGTACCCGTTGATTGTCTTGAACCATGACGGAAATCAGCAACTTGTTGATCTGGGCGAATTTCGTTTGACTGGAATGTTTCTTTAGTCAAGTTGATTGTGCTTGTAACACGTCTTAATTCTTGACCGCCACTGCCTGAAGCTGCTACGCCTAAGCCTGTTTGTTTTTTGTACGATACGACTTTTTTAACGCCTTGTGCAATTGTCATTTTGTAACCTCTTATGGATAAATATCTGCTGAAAAATAAATTGATACCGGAATTTTATAAAGCACCCCGTCAATCAATGCCGGTGCAATTGATGGTGTCTTGTCAATAATAACAGTTACACTGCCGTTTGTTAAACTTGTACCGCGTTTAAAATGATTAACTAATAAATCGACGCGAGTTGCTGCCGTTTTTGCGCCTACGTTAGCCGGATAACATAACATTACCTGCATAAATCCTTTTACGCGATAATGATTGCCGCCTAATGTTGGGTTTAATGTATCTGCAATCATTAAATTAACTTGCTGATATGCTGTGCCGACGATGGGCGTAAACGGTACGTTTTCCCACGCTGTTGCAAGTGTAGGCGTTAGCGCATTGAGTTTTGTTTCTAATGCGGTACGGATCTCAACTAGTGCCATTTAATAACCCCTCAAAACGTGCAACGTTTACTCTAACCATGCCATTGGGTGATTTTGTGCTGTGTCCATATTCTAATGGCTGAATGTATTGCACGTTATTGGTTAAATACACAACACTTCCAGCTCTGCGTGGAATAGTTCTTTGTATTTTCTCATCCGAACCGCTTGCATCTTCACCAACAAAAGGCGCACCGATTGTGCATTGCCAATTATTGCGAGCGCGTCCAGTATCAACTGGTGTATCTTTTCTAATTCCAATAAATACGCCAAGCGTTGCCATTCTTATTTGGTCATCAATGCGACCATTAGCACGCGCCACAATTTGCGACATTGAACCCGTCATTTTCTCACCTGCATTTCATAAAGCGCGGGTAATTCACCCGACCAGATATGACGAACCGCCACCACTTGATAAACTTCGCTATCAACGGTTACTTTATCGGCTGGTTGTGGCGTTGGTGCGCCTAATGCTGCGATCATTACCTTTCTGTCGCCCGCTTGCACTACACCACTAATAAAATCAATTCCGTTATAGTCTTTGATAACAGCAGTATGATTAGTGGATGTTGTTGTTCCGCCCGATAACTCCCCTGTTGTTGGGTCATAAGTGCCTTCAACAATAGACGTTAGCGTGATTGATTTGCCAAACTTATCCAGCAATTTATCTGCTGTGGAGCGAGCGCGAGCATCAAGTGTCATGTTCTTACCAGCGATCTAGACATATCATTGCCTTGTTGTTTAAAAAACACGGATAACATGGCGTCAATTTGAGCATAGCGGGTTTGTTGTGGTGAATATTTGTCATATTCCACCTCAATAACGTCTACTTTTTCACGAATAACGCCTTGTGTTAAATCCTGCATTAAAATGGCTGTATAAGATTTCAATGCTAATTCAGCACACGCATTTTTTACAGTAGTTGGCACAATGTCAAAATCTACATATTGCGGAAAAACATTTGCCGATAATGAATCAATTAATGGAACGTATAAACGCGGCCAATCGAGCGATTGTGTCGAATATCTGCGATAACCAGCATATTGCAAACGATATTGAGCCACCATGTAGTCTGTAGCTTTGCGCAGTAATTGTTCTTTTACTGACGTATCAATATCAGTCCATGCGTCATTTCCTTGTTTTGTATGATAAGCGTTTGCATCAGATACTGAAACATAACTTTCAGCGTTTGCTAGTCCTGTTCCATCTTCAACAATAATTGTCATGGAATCACCGGAAAAATAACGTCAAAAGGAAACCCTGCTTGCAAGGTAATGTCACGCAATGCTTGTCTATAAACCGCCCACGCTAAATTATCGACTGGTGCATCAGCTAATTGTGTCCAGTCTGATTGTGTGAGTAGAGCGTTGCGTTTATAGCGTACTTCATTGGCTTTTTGTGTTTTTTCAGCATCTAACTCATCTTGCGTTTTAACTTCAACAATTACATCAAACACTACTCCATTCTCAATATATGGCTCAACTGAAGTGAGTTTTTCTGTTTGTGAATGCACTTTATCAGACTGTATCTGATACGCATTGCGCTCTTGCGCCCACATTAAATCAAGACCTTCCTTTGGGAACGATACGTTAGGAAACACTTCTGTATGCTCACCATGCGCTGTAATTATGTTGTTTTCAATTATGGCTATTTTCATGTTTTTATCCTATTGGAAGCGGGCCAGTTGGGACGGTCATGGTTGAGCCAGTGTAACGTCCAACACCTTTTGTTACTCTAATGTCATACATATACCCATTAAAGTTTGCTTGATAACCTGTCCATATTTCTCCTATTGACGGAGTATTTGAAGTATTATCAAATGATGCAGATGTGTTTGTACCGTCAAGCGACCCGTTTAAATAAATTCGCATAGTGCTTCCGTTTCTACACACTGCGAAATAAACCCATTGGTTATTTGGAAAATTGGTTGCACACGACACCGCTGGTCCAGCATAAAAACTAGCTTGTAACTTAGTAGTATCCCCACTTGCCGCACCTAAACCGATACCAAAAGAACCCGGAGAAGTAGAACCGTTAGAAAAAATCTTCGCATTTGATATATTAAAAACCCAACCTTCAACAGTAAAATCCCCAGTACCAAAATTAAATAAATTTGATGTGGCGGGTAATAGTCTATCTCCTGTCCCATCAAAGTAAACAGACCCACTGCCATATTTACTTTGTCCCGTACTTATTTTTGTATCGTTGACAATAGTGATTGCAACATTGTTACTAGACGAATCTTTAATATTAGTTGTTGTGCCATTAGCACCATTACCTACAAGTAAAAGAGACACGTTTGCCCAATAAGGGTCAGTAGGCGCACCACCCAACGTAGCAAACCTCGATAACATACTCATCGCACAAACTTCCCATAAATGGTTGTACCCGCATCGCGAGTCCAAAGTAAGCACCAGTCTGTACCCGATGTTTGCAAAGTTACACCGTTAGAAGCAAATGTAGTTGTCGTTGCACCCGTAGACGTAATCCAGTTAATAGTCGGCCATGTGATTGTACCTGCTGCACCCAAGTTAACCCCTTCAATTAAAAGCTCACCTAAGTTACCCGATGGCGGCCAGTTTGTAATTGAAAGTGTAGGACTGCTTGAAGCCGTTGGTGCCCAGCGTTGCTGTGAACCATTAGTAAAATTTAAAGCCGCTGTTGTGCCGCTACTAAAATATTTCCACCCAGTATCTTGAAACATTTGACGAGTTAAAGCAGAATCATCACCAACTTTTCGCGCTAAATCTACTGTATTAACATCTTCTGCAACAGTTAATGTTTTTGATGTTGTTCCACCAGAAGCTGTAAAACCAATAGTTTGCGGAGTAACACCTGCCCCGTTTGTACCATTTGTTCCATTTGTTCCATTTGTACCTGCTGCTCCAGTAGCTCCTGTTTCACCTATTGCGCCTGTTGCTCCAGTAGCACCGTCTGAATTAATTAAATCCCAATATGTTGTATTTGTTGGCGTTGCAGTGGTTGTAGATTTTGCAATGTAACTTGAGCCGTTATATCTAACCAAATCCAATGCTTTATATGTTCCAGCCGTCCAATTTCCTTTTGGAACGACAACAATTCTGCCTAAATTAACTTGTGTCATAAAATAGTCACTATAAATTCGCCATCAACGATTGCTGGGGATAATTGAGCTAAATAATCAGCAATCAATTCACCGTCAACAATAGAAATATCCATTAAAATTGTTGTTCCACCAGTTCCACCACCTGCTTCACTTTCTTTTGCATATGATTCATAGGTGTTTGTTGATGTTCCAATTGCAATTCTATCTTCATCAGTAATTAAATAAACTTCACCAGCATTTAATCCATTAGCTGTTGCTGCTGAATCTATTTCTGTTCGTGTGCCTCGTTTATTTAAAATTTTTGGCATTAGAACGTACCACAATCAACCGTATTGACTGCTATAGTAACAAATCCGTTACCTGAATCTTTTGTCCATGATAATGATGTGTTTAATCTTATTACACCATCAGTACCATCTGTTCCAAAAATATAACCGGCAGTACCGCCAGAAACGACAGCAACTTTTTCATCGCCTGAACCAGTTGGAATATTTAACGCGGTTTTAAATGCGTCAAAAGTAATCTTTTTTTCTTTTACACCTGTTGCGCTTGCGTCATGAATCAATAATAAATCTGATGTTCCGTCAACACTTGCTAATGTAGTAAGATCGTCAATAGGTGGAACAACTGGCATTGATGTTGTTGCCGCTGTTGCAATATGAAGCGTTCCTCTATCTGTTGATAAGTGTTGCTCACCAGCAAGCATTGAACTTGTTGGTAAGTTAGCTTTTAATCCACGTTTTATCTGTATTCTTGGCATTAGTTAAATTCTCCGCAGTCAATATATTGCAGCTCTAAATTTTGTCGAGCCTGTGTTTTTTTTGTTGAATTATTTAATTCTGAAAACAAATTTGCAGTATTAAAATAATCTCCATCATTACTTTTTAATCCAGCCGGTAACGCTTGAACAATATTTCGTGTTACTGGATTAACTTCAATTATATTATTTTCTAATGTAATTGTTATGCTCATGTTGCAGGCCTCTTAATGCCAGCTAATACTTTAATTTTATCTTTGTATGATTCAATTGGCGGCAATATAGTACCAACGCCACCTGTAACGCCAGCTTTTTGCTGTAAAGCATAATAATACGAACCAAGTGGAATATTTTGAGTAGTTGTTGCTGGTATATAAATATAACATATTCCATTTGCTACATCGTCATTTTCGTCATCGCCAGCGTCTTTAATATATTTTAATTCGGCTTGCTCATATGTTAAATCAAGTGATGACATGAACGTTAACCAGAATTTATATCCTGTTATATTTTGAGCATTGCCGGCAGCATCTTTAACAATTAACTCAACGGCATAATCGTCGCCCTGCCTAACATCTTCTAAAAATAACGCCATTTAGTCCTCCATCCATTCAATCATGCCGTAAACACCACTGCCAGAAATAACATCGTGATCTGCAAAAATAATTAAACCTTCATTTTTTGCCAATATAAAACCATCGCCATTATCATCAAATTCAATGGTTGATGCACTTCCAGTAAATTTAGAAATAACTGAGCGTTCCAAAAAATAAGGCTCTTGCGTCACGCCTGTCATGTCTAAACCCGCTTGATTGCGTAAGCATAGCATTTTGCTAGGCTCGTTTTGGTTATCGTATTTTGTTGGAGTTAGTGCTGTTCCACCTGTTGGCGTACCTTTAATGCGAGCAAACGCATATACTGAATTACCATTGCCACCGGCATCTGCACTATCTAGCTGAATGTGCATTTTTGTTATGCGTAGTGATGTGTCATCAGTATTAACAAACGCCTGAT